CGGTATGGCTTATGTTATTTTTACATTAATCACAAAATAATTATGAGACTATCTAAACATTTTACTCTTGAAGAGATGACGCGATCAATGGTTGCCGCCCGTAAGGGTATAGATAATATACCAGGAGCTGGAGAAATAAAAAATTTAGGAGACGTGTGCTATGAAATACTAGAACCCGTTCGTGCACACTTTGATAAACCCATTATGATATCCTCGGGTTATCGCTCCGAGGCGCTGTGTGAAGCGATCGGCAGCAAAAAAACGTCGCAACATGCTAAGGGGCAGGCGGTTGATTTTGAAATCAATGGTATTCCAAATATTAAAGTCGCTTACTGGCTGACTAATAACGTAGATTTTGACCAATGTATTCTTGAGTTCTACAAACCGGACGATGGACAAGCGGGTTGGATTCACATCAGCTATAATGAAAAAGGATCTAATAGAAAACAGATTCTCACTTTCGATGGCAAACACTATGAAAACGGTCTTCCCGAGATGAAATGGGAAAAAGGGCAAGTTGTAGAATAGAATTTCAGCGCGCCTCGCGCGTATATCCTACTAAATCCATGATTATTTATAATAAAGATTATAAGATAATGTTATTCTTTCACTTTTATTAAGGTGAGTATTTACTTTATGTTTATAAGTATTTGGAAATATTAAAATTTCTCCTTTTTTACCTTTGTATGAAAAACCACCTTCAAAACATGTGGGGGATCCTTTACAATCAGTGTAGTATATTACACCGGATAAGGACCCAGCATGAGAATGCCATTTATTTTTAGCTCCTTTTTTAGTATAATTTACCCATAAATCGTAAGAATCAAAATGGTCTTCATTTCTACGCATCCGCACAGTTCTGCTAGCTTGTTCAAAAGATAAATTTTCATATTTACATCTATAATATTCTCCTAAATGAATAATATAAGCTTGTAAAAAAGACCCCTCAATTAAATTAAAAGGTAGGGAAACTTGATAAGAATTTTTACCTGCATTCACATGTTCTAATAAGCAAGATAATTTATTTTTTTTAATTTTGGTTGTTTGTTTTAAACACTTTGTTATTTCCTTATAAATTAATGAAGGAATTTTGTGTTTTAAAATAAGAGGACTTATTTCTTTAATATCTTTATATATTAATTCTAAATCCATGATTTAAGTTCTTCCCCTAGCACTTCTGAAGCTATATTTATTTTCTTTCGTAGAGATTTTACTATTTTCTCGTCGACTGTTTGCTCTGCTAAAATATCAACGTATGTCACCGATTTTTTTTGTCCAATTCTATGTGCACGGTCCTCGGACTGTAATCGCTTCTCTAGGTCATATCCGTTAGAATAGTAAATAACCGTGTTTGCAGCCGTCAGAGTAAGCCCATAGCCGCCCGTAGCTGGCGTTCCAACAAGGAAGCGGCACTTAGGGTCGGACTGAAATTTCTCTCTATTAATGTCTCGTTCATTTTGTGGCGTTAATCCATAATAATCAACAATGGAACCTGGACCATGGACCTTAACAATTTCTTTAATTATGTCTTTTATATCCCATTGATAATGAGCCCATATAATAGCTTTGCCTTCGGTTTCTTCTAATATATCCATTAACTCACTTACTCTATTGTTAGGAATTCTTTGAGTAGTACCATCATCAGCAGTAAAGTGACCACATGTAATTTGTTGAAGTCTCATTAATTGAGTTAATGCATTAACAGTAGTAACTTTCTTTCCATTTAATATAGCTAAAGCTTCTTTTTTCATTTGATCATAAACTTTAAATTGATCAGAAGTCAATTTAATTTGTCTTTTTATGTATATTTTTTCAGGTAGATCTAAGCAATCTTCTTTTAAAACACGATAGGAAAATCCTTTTAACTGATTGGATAATTCACCTAAATTTTGAAATTTATCAACTACTTGGATTGAACGACCTTGAACATGTATTGTTTTCATTTGAGCATATCTATTTCTAAATGCATAATAGGAGGTAAAGTCTAGTAACCATGAGCTTAAAAATTTACATTGAGAATATAAATCTAATGGATTTTTTGTAACAGGGGATCCCGTCATAATTCTTCTATATTTAGCCATTTCCGACAAACCTATAATATTTTTTGTTCTCTTAGCACTGGGATTCTTTATAGTAGTAGATTCATCAATAACCATTAAAGTATTATGAGAAGATAAAAACTTTCTAGCAAAGTCTACACCTTTAGTAGTACTAAAAGCTTCAACATTCATAATCAAAAAATGAAGTTCTTCGCCGGTTTTAAATAAATTACCTAATTTTTTAGATTGACCTTTAGTTATATTAGATTGCCATAATACAGACACATTTTCTATATGTGTTGGCAAGTGCGCAGGTATCTCATTATTATACCAAGTACCTACAACACCCTTGGGTGCAACAATTAAGGCGCCATCAATTTTACCTTTATCGTAAAGCATAGCTACATTATCTATTAATACCTTTGTTTTACCAGTACCCATCTCCATAAAATAGGCGTACGTTTCCCTATTCCATGACTTTTCTAAAGCAGTCAATTGATGCTTATACGGCTTTGTTTTAAATTTGTAATTCATCTTTCTATTGACAATAACATAAGGGATATTATATGATTTGTCAAGTATGAAAGAAAAAAAATAATGAGGCATATAGAGACTATACCTATTTGTGCTAATACTTTATTTATTTATAAGCTAGATATAAAGAATGATTTGACCTTAAAATTTAAAAAAGAAAAGTTTAGTCTTTCTAAAAGCAATGATAGTGAAACTGATAAATTTATGTCTTTAGTAAGTGAAGATTTTAATGTTTTAAGCAAATACAAAGAACTTAATAAAGAAATTAAAAAAGCTGTAGACCAAACTCTCAAAAAAATACTTATGTTCGAAAACATAGATTATAGAATATTTAGTTCATGGATAACTAAAACACCACCACACTCATTTTCGGACCAACATAATCACTGTAACTCATGGTTAAGCGGCGTTTACTACTCTAAAGGTAATCCTGGTTTTGGAATTAAATTTTCCCACAATGGTATAAGTCAATTTTTTACTCCACCAAAAAAATATAATATATACAATTCTAGAGAATGTAGCGTTATTCCAAAAGACAATTATTTAATTTTATTTTTTAGTCATTTAAGGCACCAAATTATGCCAAATTTATCTTCGGAAGATAGATACTCTTTAGCGTTTAATATAATACCTAAAGGAAACTTTGGCTTAGGAGATTCTACTATAAAATTTTAATTGACAACAATGAAAAAAACTATATATTATCACGCATGAAAGAAAATAATTTACCAATGGTGTATGTTATTCAAGAAATACCAGGAACTAAAGAAGGTAAACCTAAAATAAATATTATGGGTGCTGCTGAATATGGTACTTTTAAATTTTTATTACCGGAACTATCTCAAATAATTTTTTCTCCAGGTCCTTTAATTTATAAATTAAGACAGGCCTTAAAAGATTTTACTGAGAATGATTATTTATTATTAACGGGTGATCCGGCAATTATAGGAGTTGCATGTTCTTTAGCTTCTGAAATGACAAATGGTAAATACAAACTTTTAAAATGGGATAGACAAGAAAGAAAATATTATCCTATTGAAATTAACTTACATGAGAAAGGAAAAATGCATGAGTGTTAAACAAGTAATAAAGATGCCCGACTTTGAGGCAGATCAACAAAATGCAATGAGTAAAACTGAAAACATTCAGTCTCTTGCAGATCAAGTTGAAAACTTGGAACAAGCTACATTAAATGTAGAGGCTACAGAAGAAAAATTAAAAATTTTAAAAAAAAGAAAAGACCACATTGCTGAAGAAATAATTCCAACCATGATGTCTGAGATGGGGTTATCTCATCTTAAACTTATGGATGGATCTTCGGTAGATGTTAAGCCGTACTATAGTGCTAATATTTCTATAGCTAATAAAGAATCGGCTTTTAACTGGCTTCGTAATAATGGACTAGGTGATATTATAAAGAATGAAATTTCTGTATCATTTGGTCGTAACGAAGATAACAAGGCGGCAGATTATGCTGCCCTTGCAGAAGAGCGTGGGTTTCATCCGACACAAAAGCTGAAGGTTGAGCCCATGACTCTCAAAGCGTTAGTCCGTGAGCGTATTGAGGCAGGTAAAGACATGCCAACGGAAATTTTCAATGTATTCATTGGAAATAAGACTACAATAAAAAGGAACAAATAAACATGAACCAAGTAGCAACAAAAAAAGAAGGAGCATTAGCAACGAATCTATTTGAAGCTGATGCTAATAAAGGTGCTCAAAACATTTCGCAAGAAGATCTTGCGTTACCGTTCTTAAAAGTTTTGGGACAATTATCTCCAGAGGTAAATAAAACTCATGGAAAATATGTCGAGGGCGCAGAACCCGGCAAGATAATCAATACTGTTACCAATGAACTGTATGATGCAGTGGATGTACTTCCTGTATTTTACAAAAGACAATACATAGAATGGAAAGATCGTGGAACTAGCACTGGTGCGCCAGTAGCAATTCACGAAGCAGACAGTGATATCGTTAGTCAAACGACTAGAGATAAATCTTATAAAGATAGATTACCTAATGGTAATTATCTTGAGAATACTGCTAACCATTTTGTAATATTGTTGGGTAAGAATCCTACAACTGCTTTGATTTCTATGAAAGCTACTCAATTAAAGGTGAGTAGAAAATGGAACTCAATGATGATGGGAATTAAAATGCAGGGGAAAAACGGATTGTTTACTCCGCCAACATACAGCCACATTTATAATCTAAAGACTGTTCAAATGTCTAATGACAAAGGAACATGGTTTGGATGGGATGTAGCAAAAGTAGGCCCTGTATCAGATAAATCAATCTATGACATAGCTAAAAGTTTTGCTGAAAGAGTCGGCAAAGGTGAAATTCAAGCTAAGCATGGATCTGAAGAAACGTCTAATACTCCATACTAATCCTAGGTAGTGGGCGGAGAAGCGAGAGTGGATACCGCCCACGTATAATATATGATTGATAAATTTAAAAATATATTTAAAGGATTGGAACGTGCCCATGGTGTCACAAAAATAAGTACTTCAAATGGGAATGGCGAAAAGATAAAAGGTCAATCTTTTGTTAAACGAGAACCAGTCACAGATAAACTTTGGACGAATCACTTAAAAGGAATTGATAGTTTAGGTGTAATTCCAATCAATGACGACAATAACTGTAAATGGGGGTGTATTGATATAGATTCTTATGCAGGATTTGATCATAAAAAATTAATTACAAAAATAAAATCATTAAAATTACCTTTAGTTGTCTTTAGATCTAAAAGTGGGGGTGCACATGTATTCTTATTTACTTCTGAAGATGTTGAAGCAAAATTAATGAGAGATAAGTTAAATAAAATAAAAGCTATATTGGGATATGGAGGATCTGAAGTATTCCCAAAACAAACAGAATTAAAATCGCAAGATGATACAGGGAACTTTTTAAATTTACCATACTTTAATGGTGATAACACAACAAGATATGCTTTTCTTGAAAATGGAAATGCTGCAAGTCTTGATGATTTTTATGGGTTGTATCAAAGAAACGTTCAAACTTTAAAACAATTACAAGAAATAGAAATTAAAAGACCAGAATCAGAATACAGTGATGGTCCTCCGTGTATTGAAACACTAGCAGCAAATAAAATTGGAGAAGGCGGCCGAAATAATGCGTTGTTTCATTATGGTGTTTATGCCAAACAAAAATGGCCTAGCAATTGGAAATCAAAAATTACATTATTTAATGCAACTGCAATGTCTCAACCTTTGTCTGATTCAGAAGTTCAAATAATAGAAAAACAACATGAGAAAAAAGAATGGGGATATAAATGTAATGATGAACCCATGTGTAGTATGTGTGATAAAAGTCTATGTCGAAGAAGAAAATTTGGTATAGGTCAAGATATAATGTTTCCTGGGCTAACCGACCTTCAGGTAATTGACCTGGAGGACCCTTACTACTATTTAAATGTAGACGGAGAAAGATTATACTTAGAAAATGTAAAATACTTAAGACAACAAAGTTTATTTCAAGAAGCTTGTATGAAGCAGTTAAGATTTAGACCACCCACATTAAAAGAAAAAGATTGGGTACTTATTACAAATCAATTATTAAACAATGCAGAAGTGACTGAGCCAGCCGCTGGTATGAAAACAGATGATCAATTAAATCATCATTTAGAAGAATATTGTTTAAACAGAACTCAATTAGACAATCCTTTAGATTTACCTAAAGGGGGTGTTTGGAATTCTGAAGGCTATCATCACTTTGTGTTTGATAGATTCTATCATCAATTCTTAATGCGTAGAAGATGGGATCTTGGTTATTCAAGAACAGGACAGATGTTAAAAGAAAAATGTAGTTGTGAAAATAAAAGAGTTAGCAAAGAAAAGATTAGAGTTTTTGCAGTAAAAGAATTTGACAAAAAACAAGAAACTAAAAAAAATATTAAATATAAAGAGGAGGTACCATTTTAGGAGCAATGGATTTGATAACTGTAGTAATGTTTACTGCATTGTGGATTTATATGCACTTTGGTATATGATAAGAGATCAACTATCACTATTTGAGTCACAGACTCATGTAAATAATACTCTTATAACTGACAAACCAGTTGATCTTTCAACTGTTATGGACAAAGATAAACCTATTGTAAAAAATAGATATTTTATTTATCCCACTGGTGGAAAACATCCCTACGCTAATTTTGATAAAAAATTAAGTTCTCAAGATTACCCATTTATTGAAGATCGAAATTCTGGAAAGAAGGGACAAAAAAGAATTATTCAAATAACAACAAGAAAAGGAATTATATATCCTTATATTGGTCTAGAACTACTTAACCCACAGGATGGGAAAGGTTTATCTACATTAATATGTATACATAAAATAATAGCGAGAGCTTTTATAAATCCCGGAAAATTAGATCCTTATGATAGTTATACCGTTGTAGATCATATTGATGAAAAACCTTGGAACTATAGAATAAGTAATTTGCGTTTTGTTACAAGATCCCAAAATGCAATGGGTTGTAAAAAGATTAGTAAAAAAGACATTTTTGAAGTTGCTAAAAAAGAAGGTAGATTTTAATATGAAAACAATAGTGTTAGGACCACCAGGAACTGGGAAAACAACTACTCTTTTAAATAAAGTAGATGATTATTTAAAAGAAACTGATCCAGATAAAGTGGGCTATTTTGCTTTTACTAAGAAAGCTGCTTATCATGCAAGAGATGAAGCAATAAAAAAATTTAATTTAACTGAGGATGATCTTCCTTATTTTAGAACCCTGCATTCTCTAGCATTTAGAAGATTAGGTATCAAGAAAGAAGATGTAATGCAAAACAGTCATTACATAGATTTTGGTAAAAGAGTTAAGGAAGATATAACTTATGCTAGATACGAGGATGACCATAATGGTTTTTTTACTACAGATAGTGAATATTTAAGATTAATTAATCTAGCTAAACTTAGAAACATCACTCCTGAAAAATTATATGATTCGGGTGAACATAATGGAGATCTAGAAAGAGATAAAGTTATTACAATAGCGATTGAATTGGATAAATATAAAAAAGAAAAAAATCTTATAGATTATAATGACATGATATTAGATTTTATTAAATCAGATAAATCTCCAAATTTTGATGTGGTATTCATAGATGAAGCTCAAGACTTGTCCTTAATGCAATGGGATATGGCTAGAACTATCTGGAATAAAACTAATGATTCATTCATTGCAGGTGATGACGATCAAGCTATCTTTAGATGGGCTGGCTCTGATGTAGATTCATTCATTGCACAAGAGGGACAAATGCTCCCTTTAACACAGTCACATAGAATACCCGCTAAAGTCCATAGTCTGGCTATGGGAATCATTAATAGAATTAAAAATAGAATTGATAAATCGTGGAAACCTAAAGTCCATGAAGGATCTTTATCTAGATACGAAGAGTTTGAACAAATAGATATGTCATCAGGTGAGTGGTTAATATTAGCTAGAACAAAATATATGCTCAATGAATTAGAAAATCACATCTATCAAAATGGTTGGTATTATAAAAATAAATATAAAAAGACTAAAGAAAAAGGATTATATTCTGCTGTGGTAGACTGGGAACATTTACGTCAAGGTCAACTGTTAACTCAAGAACAATTATTAAAAATATCAGCTTACATTAGTTTGGATAAATTTAATAAAAAAATGATTAAAGGTATGACCAAAGGTGCATACTATGGAATAGATAAACTTACGAAAGAATATGGCTTAAAAACTAAACTTCCTTGGTTTGAAGCATTTGATAATGCATCTTTAAGAGATGTAAATTATTTAAAAAAAATGAGAAGAAATGGAGAAAAATTAAAAGATAAACCAAGAATAGAATTATCAACAATACATGGAGCTAAAGGTGGTGAATCACAAAATGTTGTATTGTTAACTGATCTTAGTGAAAACACATTAACATCTTATGAAAAAAATCCTGATGATGAGAATCGATTGTTCTATGTTGGTGCAACAAGGACCAAGGAACATTTACATATTATAGAACCAAAAAAAGAATACAAAGGATATAAATTATGAGTGTTTGGGATAAGCAACACGGAGGATCACACTATCAAAAATATAAAATTCAACCGAGTAAATTTGTAGTTGAAAATGAATTGCTTTATCCAGAGGGATGCGCTATAAAATATATAATTCGTCATCGCGACAAAGGAAAAAAACAAGATTTATTGAAAGCTATACATTTTATAGAAATGATTATTGAAAGAGATTATTCCGAAAAAAAAGTTGATTCTTCATCTGAACGTATAGGTGAAGAATTAAGTGATGAAGAATGGCTTAACGGTTATAAAAAATGGAAAGCAAAACAAAATGTATAAACCATTACCAAATAATTTAACTATTAGCGCTTCAAAAATTCATGACTTGGGAATATTTGCTAAAGAAGATATTCCTGAACAAACTGAGGTAGGGATGACTCATGTAGAATTAGGAAAACTTATTCTACGAACTCCTTTAGGAGGATTTATTAATCATTCTGATACACCTAACTGTGTTAAATCATCTTCACTATTAACTCGTCAACAATGGAATCATTTAAATGATCTTCCTGATGAAAAATATAATCATGATTTTAAAAAATGGAATTTAATTACAATAAAAAATATTAAGGAAGGAGAAGAACTTACATTAAAATATACGTTCTATAAAATATGATACAACAGCCTTTATTTAAACCACAAACTGAATGGATACCACCAGAAGAATTTCCAGATTTATCTAAATATAAAGAGATAGCAATTGACTTAGAAACAAAAGATCCAAACTTAGTAAAAATGGGATCAGGTGCTGTCACTGGTAAAGGAGATGTCACAGGTATTGCTGTAGCTGTTAAAGATTGGTCAGGTTATTATCCAATTGCTCACGAAGGTGGTGGTAACATGGATCGTAATAAAGTTCTTAAATGGTTTCAAGGAGTTCTTAACACAGACGCTATAAAAATCTTTCATAATGCAATGTATGATGTTTGTTGGATTAGAGCCTTAAGTTTAAAAATTAATGGGCAAATTGTTGATACTATGATTGCAGCCGCAATCGTAGATGAAAATCAAATGCGTTATGATTTAAACAATTGTAGTAGAAGATACATTGG